AAGCCCAGCTAATAACTGGACTTTTTTATTATATCTCATTTCTTAAAGTTTGTAAAAATTCTATGTACCCATCAGTACCATATGAATAATCTCTATCGTAGATACTATCCATTTTTTTGTTTTTATCTTCCATAACTCTATCTAAGAAATTATTAAAATCATCAACTTGATCCTCTCTTATAAAATTACTTAAAAAAGCTTCTCTTTCTTCTTTGGTCTTTAACTCATTAAATTCATTCATAGCAAGTATAATTGTTTCAGGACTTTCTATTTCTGCATAAGACATAACTGCATGGAACACAAGTTTATTGTTTTTATCCATTTTAGTAAGTTGAGTTTGATAGTCCATTCCATATTCTTTTAACTCTTTTTCTCTTTCTTCTACTGTATCTGCTGTTGAAAGAATTTCATCAAGTTGCTCATTTCTTGCCCCATACTCTGCTAGTTCCATAATACCACTAGCCAAAGCAATTTTAGCTTCTTGTGGAGTATCTTCTTTAAATTCTCCAAATCTTTCAGCTTGTTCTGGGTTATTAGTAAAATATTCTTGATAATCTGTTTTTTCTTTTAATACACTATCAAAAGCTTTTTTACCACCATCATATAAAAGTCCTAATCCAGCAAGCCCTAATTTTTCTATTGGTAATAATCCTTCGTCTTGTTCGGCTTGTGCCTTTTCTTTATATTTGTATTTCCATTTTTCTTTTAAATACTCGCTTGATGTATCAAGTCTATTAGGTATGTTCTTTTCAAATTTGATATTATCTATACCTCTTGAAACTGCATTAGGAGAAACTAAATATAATGACCCATAAACTATTTTTTGTATAAAAGATAAATTTGAAGACATATCTCTTTTTAATCCTTTAAAATTTTGGTTAAAGAAGCTAGCAACAACATTTTCTCCACCCATAGTAATTTCAAGTCCTGTATTATCTACTAAACCAGTTTTAATTACATCAATGACAGTGTCAGAAACTTCGCCATGCATTAAAGCATCTACCTTAGCTTCTATCATTTCATCTTTTGTAGTACCTGTTATTTTACCTGTCAGCCAACCAATGCCATAAACAAGTCCTGCTGTTTCTAAAGCTGTTGTACTTGAATTAAAAATTCTTGCTCCTGTTTTCCAACTCTTTAAACCTGTGAAACTTGTTTTATTAAATGTAGGAGTATTATCAACTAAAAATCTATATCTTGTAAATCCATCACTATCAATATAAGTTGTTAATCTGTCAAATGTTCTTGTTAATAAATTCATATTGTACATTCTAAACATACCATTAAAATTAGCCCAGTATCTGCTAACAAGACTATCTGTTTTCAATCCTACTGTATGTCCACTAAAAGCATTTAATTCTTTTCCGTTTATATCAGCAAATTGCTCAAATAAACTTTTTACAGTAGATGTATTACTTCTATCTTTTACAATATCTAATAACCCTGTAACACTATTTGTATTTAATATTTCATCTTGAATTGCTTTTAGTTTTATATTATCATCTATGCCCATATCAAATAGAACCTGTTTCATAGTAGGAGTAACATCTTCTATTTTAAACTTTGTAAACTCATCATACATAGCATTAGCTGTAAAATATTCTGCTAAAGCTATTCTTTGTACATCAGAAGCTGTTTGCCCTTTTGCTCCTAATTCTCCAGCATTTTTCAATAAATTAGATTTTGAATATCCTCTCATATCAATTTCCATTTCCATAACTTTATCAATATAAGTTTCTATTTGCAATCTTTCAAGTGGATTAGTTATAGTATCTAAATCAATATTTTTTAGATTCTGATATTTTTTAGAAACAACTTTTGTGGCTCTTAACATTTCTTTTGAACTTTGGAAAACCCCAACTCTTTCATTAAAACCTAAATCTATAAGACCTGAGTTAATTCTTTCTTTATTAGTAGCTATTTCTTTAAGATAATTAAAATTTGATAAAAACTTATACATCATTAAATTTCTTGTATTGTATGTACCTCTGTAACCAGGTGACATTTCAGAAAATTTTCTTGTAGATACATCAGCATCTAATTCTAATAAATGTTGTGTTTCATTTTCTATTGCATCTTTTAATGCTCTGTTATTTTGAACATATCTATTTTTCCCAGTATCTGTGCTATGATTAACTTCTATTCTATCAAAATCTCCTGTTAATCTTTCTCTTAATGTATTAAGTCCACTTTTCTCATTAATTACTTGTTTGTATATTCTATTTAGAGAATTAACAGGGTCAACTTCTGCGTCTATTTCATTTAAGAAACCATCTAGCCAATTCATAGATTTTGTTTCATAATTCTCTATAAAAGTTTTAACTTCTGGTGTTAATACTTTGCCCTCTAATTCTAATTTTTTAGCATTAAAATATTTTTCCATTTCTGGTAAAGGTGCATTTTGAACTGCTACATCTTTCCAATTTTTGCTCTCATATCCTACTAGCTTTCCATTTCTTCTTATATCAAGAGTAGTCGCATTTATATCATTTCTTAATTTTTTAATGATATTATGCTCATCAAGAACATATACTCCTGCTGTATCTCCAACCTTAAACTGTTTAGCTTGTGCCTCTGTCAAAAAAACTTTCTTTTCAGTATTTTTTAATATATTGTCAACAACAACTTTTTTTGCATTCAAGTCATCAGTATCTATTGCTAACTTTAAATTTGACATAGCTTGGTTTTTATCATAGACAATATCAAAATTATAGCCTTTGTTAGATAAGTCTGTGCCATATTTTAAATTAGTATATTCATCTGCAATGTTTCTAAACTCATTAGCATAAGGTATTAAATTTTCAGGTATATCTTCATAGCCTCTTATCATTCCTTTAAATGTTTTTCCATTTATATTATTTTCAGTTACGATAAGTTCGTTCAAATCTCCTATACGAGAAAAATTTGCACTACCTCCATTCTCCATATGAATATATGCTAGTTTGCTTTTATATTCTGCCGTTAATTGCTTAGAATTTAACTTAATTTTATTTTTGATAGGCTTTAATGTCTTACTTAAAGAAGCCTTAGCATTTATATCATTAAGATTTTTCTTTTCAGGCACACCATCTTTAAATATTTTTTCTTCAAATTTAGCATTGCTTTCAGCATTCTTAGTTTTATTAAAATCTGCCTGCATTTCATTATGAATTTTATCTATCCTTTTTTCAGTTACATTAGTGTAAAAATCATCCACTTCTTGTGAAAAGTTCTTACCTCTTTCAATACCTACTGTTTCTCCATTTTCTAATCTTTCTGCTAATTCTATAACTGCTTTTGGACTAGTTGCTCCTGGACCATATTTATTAACTTCATTTTGTATTACGTCTAGTGGAGTGTTAGGAACTTCGTTAACTGCATTTGCAACAACATTTTCAGGTATATCTTGGGTATTTAATTTAGTCATTTTTTTAGAAATATACCTACCTGCTACTTTTGTTACTCCGTGTATTGCTACACTTATTGCCGCACCAGAAGCATAATCTTTTAAATCTTCTTTTCCAAAATCTTTAATTTCTTTGCCCTCTATTTCTGTTTTTTCCCAAGTAGTATCAACAACACCTTGTAATACATCCCAAGCTAAATTAACTACAAAACCATTAGGGTTGTACCAGTTTGTAGGAGAAGAAACACCCTCTAAAATACTTTGAAATATCATAATTCCTTTATCTATTTTAGAATTACTGTTTAAAAATTTTGCTCTTTCTTCTCTATTTTTCTTAATGGTTTCAATAGCTGTTTTTCTTAATTCTGAACTTCCCCAACCACTTTCTTCTCTTTGTTTTTTATATTCTTCATAATTCTTATCATAGTCATCTGTGTATTTTCCATTTACAAGTTCTGGCATAGGTGCTGCAATAAAATCTACTATTTGTGTAGCTCCTTTGATTAACCCAGTTCTCATTGGATTTGATATATTTCTTTCAATTCCTTTTAATAATGCTGTATCTTGTAGAGAAATAGGTTTCTCACTATTTTTTTTTCTTTGTTCTTGAAATTTCTTTTCTTGTTCTTCGCTCACAATTCCAGTCATTCCTTTTTTACCATTGAACACATCTTTTAAAATACCCATAATTTCTCCTTATCTTAAATATCCACCCATTTTATTTTTTTTTGTGTTTGCAGTATTTGATTTTTTACTTTGTGCAGGTTTACCACTTTTCAAAATCTTACTTGCGTTTATTAGTCTTTTTCCATCATCTGTACTAAGTTTTTTTAAATATAATTGAATTACTCCATCTTTTTTCATATCCTCTATTTTTAATCCATCATCTTTCATAACAGATACTAAATAATTATTTAGTTGAGCATCTGCATAGACTGGGTCTGATGAAAATTCTTTTTTTAGTTCTTCCCATTCATTGTAACTATCATTGTTCCATAACCAACCTTTTTCAGGTTTTTTGATTTTTTCATTACTATTATTATTTTTGCTAATTTTTCTTATTCTTTCGGCTTGATAAAGTTCTGGGTATTCTTTACCATAAACATAAGGAATAGGATTATCTTCATCAGCATATTGTTTTATAAAAGCATTTATTTTTAATTCTTTATCTGGACCATTATCATTTTCAAATAGTTTTTCAGCATAATTTCTGACCATATTCTTTGCCTTAGCCTCCGACATTCTTCCATTTTCTATTTGTGCATTAATATTTCTTTTTAAATTAGATATGTTTGTTTTGTCAAATATGTTTACCTTATCATAATTATCTAAATCACCAGCAGAAGCCCAATCAAAATTAACCAAGCCATTTGCTATGTCGTTATCGGTCATATCTCTGCCATATTTCTTTTTAAATGCTTTTTTTATATCAGAATAGTTTTCACTTCTTAAAGCTTGGTCTATTTTTTGATTTTCTAGATATAATCTTTGTATTTGTTTTTCTGCTTCTTGTCTTTCTTTTTTTACTCTCTTAAATTGATTAGACATTCTGTTTATTACTTTGGAACTTTCATCAGTTAATTTTGTGTATAAATATTCTTCTGCTTCTTCTTTATTGTCTGTTGTAAATAAATCAGCCATTTCTTTTGCATAAGCCCTCATTAAATCTTTATTATCTATAACTTTTTTTAATTCATTTAGTTTAGCTTCTCTTTGTTCAAAAGTCAAATCTTCATTCATTACAACTTGTTCTAAATAATTTTCTTGTCTACCCATTTCAGACCTTACTACATATTTACCAAACTCAACAAGAGCTTGCTCATTAGAAAGCCCTGCAAATTCTTTTAAAATATTTATTTGATTTACCATAGTTTTATAATTTTCTTGTGCTTTTTTATCATCATGAATATCTAAATTAGAAGTTATAGCAACCATCTGTTCTAAATTACCTATTGCATTATCAACTTCTCTTTTAGCAACTGCGTCTGTTCTTTTCCCTAAACTCTTAGCATAATCTTCTCTATAAGCTATATCATTCTTTTCTATTGCTAGTTTTTTTTCTTCCATTGACATATATTTCATAGATGAAATCATTTTTGATTGTTCTGATAATAATTTCTTTTTATCTTCTAAATAACTATTCCAAGTATCATCATTAGTATATTTATCATGAACACTAGCCCATTTTTCTTCTAAATCAATTCTTGCATTTTCTAAATCAAGTCCTAATCTTATTTTCGCATTTTCAATTCTTGCTTTGTCTACATCATTAGCAAATTTCTCAATAGTATCTAACACTTCTAATTGATACATACTCATAGTTCCTATTGCCTTTATAGGAGTTCCATCAAAATTTTTAGGACTTATCATATTTGCTATACCAGTGCCTATATTAACTCCTGCTATGCCTGCTCCTGTTCTTTCTTGTTTTGCTATTTTATCTAAAAATGCCATTGTTGCCTCCTAATAAGTTAAATTTTCTTTTGTTTACATTTGATATATCAAAAGGATTAGAACTTCTAAAAGGATTATAAGTGCCAAATCCTCTTACATTTTTATCAGTACTTTTGCTTGATGTAGATGCTACATTCTTATCATAAATATCATCTACTTCCTTAGGTTTATAATAGTAATCATATAAATTTAACCCAGTTTCTAATAAAGAGTTATTAATCATATTCCAACCTTGTGTATATGCATTTCTTCCTTGATTTCTTAATTGGTCTGCTGTTGCTTTTCCACTATCTATCCAATTATTTAATCTATTAATATCTTCTGTATATTGATTTTTTGCATTAGCAATACTTGTTTCGTAATTTCTTTTTATTGATCCCAAAGTATTATCGTAATCAGTTCCAAGTCTATATTTTTGTTCTAGATTCTCATCTGTTACTTGTCCTATTGCATTTACTTGATTTTCAAGCAAAGTCCTTTGATTTTCAGTAACTTCCTTATTAAGAGTTGATAAGGTATCATATTGTAAAGATGAGCTTTCTATATTACGAGTTGGAGTAGACATTAAAATTTTATCTTTTGTATCTAAAACACGCTCTTTTAAGTTTTCTCTTGCTGTTACATATTGATTTATTACATTTCTAATTCCACTTTCTAAACTATCTTTTAGTTTTGAATTTTCTCTATCATATTGTAATTTAGCTGTATCCTCTTGATATTTTTTAATCTTGCCTACTGTTTCTTTATGTTCTTTAAGAGATTTTTCAAACATAGGTTTCAAATCAGACAGGCTGTCATATCTTTTTTTAATACCATCTGCTGTTCTTATTATACTTTTACCTTGTCTTTTTGTGCTATAACCTCTTATTAATCCTAAGGCTCCTCCTAATAAAATGTTACCTATCATAATTCCTCCTAATCTCCATTTGCATTAATACTTGTGTCTATACCTAGTATTTCAAATATTTTGTCGTTTTCCTTTGTTATAACTTCTATATCATACCCATTTAAAATAGGGAAACTTTTATCTAATCTAAATACAGAAAACAAATCATCTTCTCCTGGAAACTTTTCAATAGATGTCCCAGAAATTATAACTGATTTTATTGCTTCCTGGTCTTGATTTAATACTTTTACAAAAACTCTTTCAACTTGTGATGAATAATCATTTCCATATCTTCCACCTATTTTAGTCGTTATTGCTGGTGTATTTATTCTCAAAGAAGCTTTTTCAACATTGGTATTGCATTCTCTAAAAAGCGATTTGTCTTTTACTAAATATTTATCAAGCGATAACAATTTGCCTTTTTCTATACTAAAATTTATGTTAATTGTAAATCTTCTGAATAAATTAAATTCTAATGCTTGATATAAACATAATTTATTAAATATAATCTCATTGCTTCCTTTTTTCTTTTTGGTTGCAACTAGCATAAGTCTATCATCATATTTTAATTTTTCTATTTTCTCACATTCAGTATATATATCATACTTTTCAACATCTACAACTGAATAACTTTCATAACCTTGTGCATTAGGTATCATCTGAACACATTTCAATGAGTTTTCAGTTGAGATATAATAAAAATCATCTTTAATTAATACTCCTGCTTCTCTACAAGGTATTTCACTAGCAACAAATACACTATAACTTGTAGATGAAAAAGTTTGGTATGCTGATATCACATACACACCTTTGTTAGTTGCCACATATATTTTATTTCCTATTTCAGTTTTTATAATTTTTGGAAACACATTATTTATAGGAGTTGGTTTAAAAAAGAATGGATCCGATTGTCTTATCCCATTTCTAAAATTAAAATAATTTGATATTTCACTAAAATAGAATGTGTTTTCTTTTATAAAATACAATCTATCTCTATATATTCCAACATCAACTATACCACTATTAAAATTAATTATTTTACCATAAGAAAATTCTCCACCTTGCACTTCTCCACTACCAGATAAACTTTCTATACCTGTTATACTATCAGAACTTCCTAATTTTATTGGCGTGTTTCCTAAAATATAATTTCCATTTGTTTCTTGGAAATATCTATGTAACACACCTATAATCATATTAGCATGTGCTCCCTCTATATCATTAATATTAGAAAATGTCCTGTATTGTAAATATAATCTTTCAATTTGTAATGTAGATGAAGATAAAAATATCTTGCCACTTCTAATAGATAAAGACGGCGAATTGTATGTACCTATTAATGTTACTCTTAAATCATTTCCTATTTGATATATTTTATATAAATCAATAGTTAGTTCTTGTTTCTCTTGAACAGGGAATTTAAGCAAATTCATAAAATTACTCTCACCAATATTTCCATCTTGATTAAATTCTAAAACTTTTACATTTCCTGTGTTATCAATAACAAACAACTTTTCATCAGCATAACTAATATTTGAAAAATTTCCTATATTATGTTGATATAACAAAGGGGAATTATTATTTTCAAAATCTTTTTTTATTGTAACAACTGTTTCATTACCAACGACAATATAAAAATTATGCTTGGTGTCAAATATATGTTCGATATTTATAGGTAACCCATTCACTACATACTCTTTTAATTTCTTTGCAATTTTTAAATTACCCATTTCATTTATAACAAAATTTTCTATTTTTTGTGCAGATTGTTGATATATTTCTGTGTCTCTTATACCACCTAATCTTTCTCCTGTTTCTCCATAGTTAAATATATTATTTGTTGTAAACATTATTCAACCTCCCAAGGTTTATACATAAATCCTTGTTGATATATTATTTTTCTTTTTTCTTCTTCAAATTGTTGTTGTAAAAATTGATAACGATTATTATAAGCATTAAATGCAAGACTTATTTCTTTTGCTAAATATATAACTATGACATTAAACATATTATTTGGAATTTCAGTTAAGCTAATTTCTCTGCAATACTGGATATATAATTCACTAGATTTAGAATAAATAAATTCTCCCTCTATTCTAAAATCAGTATTACCTTGTATGATATTTAAAAAATCAATAGGGATATTAAATTTATTTTCTCCTAACTTATTTTGACCTACTGTTGTTAATTTAACTGTAACTGCATTAAATAAAAAATCTGTTTCTGTTGCTATATTTTTAATAACTGTATCAAGTAGTCCATCAGCCACTTGATATTTATCACCTTTATTATCATTGAAAGCGTTATTATCCCCAACTTTCAGAAATGCTTGTTTTATTATTTCTCCTCTATCCATTGCTACACTCCTTTTAGGGTAGGTAATAAACCTACCCATTACTTGATGATTTTTCTAATCTCCTCCACATCTTTTTTTAATTCTGTTTGGTCCTTTTGCATCGCTTCTAGCTGGTCTACTATCTTCTGCATAGTAGTTCTATAAATTTCAAATGTCTTACTATCTTTCCATAGAAAATACAGTAAAATAGCCCCTACTACGCCATATTCTAGTAAAGTTTTTTCCATAATATCACCTAATCCCTAATACTTTATACCAATGGTTATAATACTCTCTGGCTTCTTTGGTCCTATCTATAACAGCTCTATCTTTGTATCCCTCATTCTGCAATTTAGACTTCCAAGATGTTTTCCCAAAATATTTAACAGCATTATAAAATCTTCTTACAGTTCTATTATCAACTCCTGTTTCTTTCATAATGTGTCTAAATATCTTATCTGCTAAGGTACGATTAATTCCAGTATTGTTGTAAACACTATACAAATAATCGTGTATAACTGCTGCATTAATATATTTGCCAAATGGATTATATAACCATTGCAAAGATTTAGGTACAGAGGCTCCATCAGTGATGAAGCCTCTAAATACCTTAATATCATAACCATTAATTGAATAGATATAATCTTGGAGTAAAACTGCTTTTTTATTTGAAATAAACTCTAATTTTAATTTAGTTTTCTCCATCTTCATTACCTTTTATATCTACCTTATAACCAGCTGCAAAGATATCAGAAAACTTTTGCAATGTCTTTTCTATAATGTCTATCATTCTTTTTCTACTGATAAATTTTATAATTATAATTCTTGCTACCCAAGGTAAACTTGAAGTTCTAAATAGAATAAAATTTACTGCTGCTTCTAATTTTTTACCATTTTCACCATGATTAAAACTTTCTTCTGCAAAAATAACTGATTGTCTAAATAGATTTACATACTGTTTTCTATTGTAAATAAGATAAACTAAAATTATTCCTGCTACTGCTAACCATAACCATTGTTCCACACTAAAACTTGCTAAATATTCTATTGCTTTGTTAATTAAATCTTTCATTTTGTTTCCTCCTGTTATTTGTTATAAAAATTAATTCTTTGTCTTAACACACTTAAATAGCCTCTCATAAAACTTAATTGTTCTTTTAAATAAGCTTGTTCTAAACCTTTTAATTCCTTAAACTTTTCTCCATTAACAAAATTTTCTAACTTTGTTACTTTATCTTGTAATTCATCTTTCTCCACAACCATTCTTTCTATAAATGCTTCCATTTTATCACTCCTTATCTTTTAAATTGAATATTATCAGCTGTTCCTAGTTGAAAGTGTACAGAATCTTTTTGTTTCCAATTTCCACCCCAAACTATATTATATTTATCAATAAGCCCTTTACTTTTAGCAATATCATAAATAGCTTTGTAATATTTATAATCCCATCTAGCAACAGTTTTTTCCTTTTCTTCTCCAGTTTTCTTATCTATATATTTTTCTTCTTCTAAGACTGCTATGTCAACTGCATATCCATATCCATCAACTTTTACCTGGTGTTTTGATTTTAATTTATAACCATCACACCAACTGACTTTGGGTTGTTTGTTGCCATTGCTATCAACTAAAATTGTTCTTCCTTTTTGATACTCGTGGTTTTGCTCTTCTGCCGTTCTAACCCCACATGTAACTTTAAAATCAAATGGAGACTCTTTTATAAGTTCTTTCATAAAATTTACTACATTTGGATGTACTCCATTCATTTTATCCAAACTCGCTTTTGAAAAATTAAACATGTAACCTCCTTAAACATAAAAATTAGTAAAATTATAATTAAAAATATTAAAAATAGATTTTTAGTTATAAAAAATACTAAAATTATATTTTAAAATCTAATTTACAAAAAAATGACCTTATAATAAGCCGATTAAAGAGTTTTATCAAAGGTAGATATATAAAACTACCTTTATGAATAAAAACTCATTTAATCCAATTTTATAGATTCTATTTCTTCAATACTATTAGCTTTTTCTAATTCTTCACAAATTCTTTTAAAATCTTTCCATATAGTCTTTTTTCTTGCACCCCATAAATCAGCACATTCTAAAAGTTCAGCTATTGTAAAATCTTTATATGTATTATCTTTTAATCTCCAACTTTCAATATCTGTTAATTTAATTCTCTTTAATAATAGCAACATCAATTTTTGTTCAAAGTTTTTTAAATCTTCATTCTCTCTCATTTGAAATATAGAGCCTTTATATTCAAAATCAGCATCTATTTTTTTTTGTCTTTCATATTTAAATTTTTCCTCAAATATTTTTTTTACTTCAGACAAATTTAATTCCCATTTATCTTTATTCCATTTATGATATTTTGTTGGTTGCTCTATTTTTATTATTGTATTATTTTCTATTTTTTCCCCATCTTTTAACTTATATTTTTCCTCTTGATAAAGTTTATAATTATCTTTTGTCTTTACAGATTTTGATTCTTTATCCCAATAGTATAAATCGTCTAATGGAGAGTCAGAGTTAAAAATTATTTCATTTTTTAAATACTCTGGTATTTGTTCATACATTTCAAAAATACCTAAACAAAACCATATACCATTGATTGCTTTTTCTTCACTGTATACATATTTTTTCATTTAATGCCTCCAATTATTTAATATAAGCTTTTATAATAAATGGTGTATCATCTAAACTATTTACATAGTCATTAAAAATATCAGCCAATTCTTTTGAAGTTGTAGTCATATGATATGTGTAATCTACCTCTATTACCTTAAAAATGAACTCAGGCGTTTTCATATCATTTAAAATAAAACTAACATATATATCTTTGCCTAATAATCCTTTTATTTCCTCGCGAAAATCCATTTCAACATGAAACCTTATATGATTGACAGCAAGTGTGAAAAACCCATATTTATCTATAACTTTATAACCACTTACATCTTCTTCATGAAAAATATAATAATCATTTTGGTCTCTAATATATGAAATATATCTGTCCAAAATAACTTCTATATTTGATTTGCCGTAAAAATCTTTTAAACTAATAGGTCCGCTAGGTTTATTTGCTAATTTCCTGACATCACTATCATTCAAACTAATAGTACCACTTTTGCTTAATTCTTTCCTTATGTCGTCCATGCTAATAGAACCACTATCTTTTATCATTTTTTAGCACCTCTATTTCAGATTTTAAATCTTTTATAGCTTCTATTAATAAACCTACTATATTGCCATAAGCGACAGATAAATATTTCTCTTCGGTATCTGTTTCAATAACCACCTCAGGAAGAATTTTTTGAATTTCTTGTGCAATAACTCCAGTTCCTTTTTTATTATTGATATCAAAAGTGTATCCATTTATTTTACACACCTTTTCTAAAGCACAATCTATTTTCTTTATGTTAGTTTTTAATCTTATGTCAGAAAATGCAGTTATATTATTATTAGACAATATTGTTCCTGTGACTGTTAAATTCCCATTAATAGATTCACTCCTATCATTTCTTAAAAAATGACTAACATCTATGTTAGCTCCTTCACCTTTATCTCCTTTTGGACCTTGTTCTCCTTTTGGACCTATTGGTCCTTGAATACCTTGTTCTCCTTTTGGACCTTGCTCACCTTTATCTCCTTTTGGACCTTGAGCTGTTGGTATACTTAAAATTTCTTTTTTGTTATCTCCATAAGCAACTTCAACTTTATTTCCTCCAATTGAACGAATAGAGGTTATGCTTAATCCTCTTTCTCCTTTTTGACCTGCTGGACCTTGAATACCTTGCTCACCCTTTGGACCTTGTTCACCTTTTGGACCTTGCTCACCTTTTAGAATTTCTTTATTATCTGAAATATATTTTGCTACTGCACTTGATAAGTTGTTTTTCAATTCATCAGATAAAGTGTTTAAAGAATTTATTTTTTCCCCTAATATTCTTTCAAATTCTTTTATAGATTCTTTCTCATTTTTATTTAATTTCTCTACAGAACTTTTTATATCTTCTTGTGTTTTATTAAAAATTACATTTAACTCATTGATTTTATTTTTCAATTCTTCTGTAAATTCAAATATTTTATTTTTAGATGCTGCTTCTATTTCTGATAAAGATGTTTCTTTTGTTGTTTTAATTAATTCCTCAGTTTCTTTTTTTAATTTACTTACCATTTGTTCATACTTACTGTTTAAATCTCCTAGTGGAAAAGTTATTATTTTTTCATCTTTATTCATTGCCCAAAATGTATTTGGCTCTAATGGAGTTAAAATTTGTGTCATCTTTAAAGTATCTACTTTTACTCCTGTTGATTTTATATGTTTAATAATATTATTTACATCTTCAACTAAATCATTGTATTTACTTACTAATACTTTAAGTTCTGGATATTCCTCTAAATATTTTCCAGACTTCATATCTGTTGCATAAATTATTTGATACTCATAAGCCTTAGATTTTATATTGTCATCTATATTTAGATATAAAACATTACTTTCTAACTTTGTCGTATAATTTCCTTTTGGTATAGGTATAAAACTTGTGTTTCTTTCTCTATACATAAATACAGCTTTTGATAAATCTACTCCATTTATTTCAAATTTATCTTCGCCATTTGCTAGAAATTCTCTTACTATTTCTACTATTTTCCCTGTTTTAAAATCCATATTTCCTCCATAAAAATAGAGTAGGGTTTTACCCCTACCCTTAAAGGTTATGCTGCTTTTGATGATATTTTTGCTATTTTATCAGCTTCTATAAGTACAGCTCCTCCTGTTTTTGTTACTTGTAAATGCCAAGATAACCCATCTGTTGCATGATATTCAGCTGTTGTTTCCAAAGAGCCTTCCCATTCTGCATATCCAAAACTGTAAGCTGGTACTATATAAGTAGTTCCTTTATCAACCAAATTAGATATAAATATTTCAGCTCCATAAAAAGTTACAGGTACATCTCCAGTTCCACCTCTGAATGCTGCTTGATAATCTCCATTTATAAAGATTTCAGAAGTTGAAAGAGTTATGTAATCATCTGGGTGTATTACTACTCCAACTCCCTTGTGAGCATCTGGAACTGTTTTAGACCACACATGTGCTCTTCTAACTGCTTTTATTAATTCTTTAACATTTGCTAAATCATCAATAGTTTTTGTTGCTACTCCACCAGTTAAAGTTGTTGCTCCTGTTTTTATTTTATCAATAATTATTTCATCTTCTCCAACTGCTACTGCTGTTGTCATTGCTGATACAAAACTAGATTTTAAATCTATTTTTGTTTTGTTCATTTCATCTTTTGAAAGCTTTTCTTGTGATATTATTCTTTCTGGACTTGCTTTAAAATGAGCAAAATCTCCTCCATCTCCTTTAGCTCCATTATCACCAAACATAGATTTAACTACTTTTTTATAAGAAGCCTTTTTCTTTCTGTTAAAAGTATGTGAGTCAGCTCCTTTAACTGTTGCTCTTTCCCCTAATCTTTTTAATCCATTTTCTTTCATCTTGTCCATTGACATTAAAATAGCATTTGTAAATTGTTGTTGAATTGTTGTTGTTGTATTTGACATTACTACCTCCTAATAAGTTACAATTCCATTAAAATATTTTTTATCTTCCTCTGTTGCTAATAGACTTCTTAATTCATTTGCTTTTTTTGCTTTTTCCTTATCATCAATTCCCTTACCTAAATTTTCACTTAGATATTTATTAAAAATGTCTACTGCTTTGTCACCACTAATATAACTGTTTGTTCTCGTTTCTCTTTCTGTTTTTGCTGCACTTACATTATTACCTCCCTTTGCAAAATTAATTACTCTACCTAAAACTTTTATAGCATATGGGTCAGAAGCTATTGCATTAAAAAACTTTTCTTCTGGTGTTCCTTTCAAAGCTCTTTGCAATAAATTACAATTAGCTTGATAAGCTCTTTTTTCTTCAAAAGTTAAATGTTTGTTTAATTCTTCTCTTATGCCTTGTGGACTTTGAGCTTCTGCTCCTTGTTCTGCCATAAACCCAACTATTCCTAAAACTTGTTCTTGTGATAGTCCTAATTCTTGAAATTTATTTGTATAAGTTTCTAAGGCTTTTATGCTATCCTCACTTGTGTCTATTTTTTCTTTCAAGCTTGATAAGTCATAACCATTAAAAGAAGTTTCAACATCATCAAATGTCATTTTAGTAGGGTCAAATATATCTCCTTCCACTTTTTTATCTTGAATATCATTATTTTGATTATCAAGAATATCAGGATTATTATCATCTCCTTGTGGATTTTGAGTTTGTCCCTCCATTTCTAAATTTTTGTTTACATCTAAATTATCGCCGTCCATTACTACTCTCCTTTCATACTTTCTATAATTTCATTTTTTTTATTTACTAAATCAAATTTTAGTTTGATTAATAAGTTTCTTTGCTCTGGATATTTTCCATAGTTTTGATAATAGTTTTCTTTTGTTTCTTCCCAATCTAATGCACACCATTTGATTAATTCTAGTAAATCATTATCTCCTGCATACTTTGTTAAAAAATCATCATATTTACTTTTTCTTTCTCTGTCATTAAATATCATCTAATCCTCCAACACCTTGTTTAACTCTTTCAGGTATTCCTGTTTCTTGTCTTTTTCCTACATTTTCTTGTGCTCTTGCTAATGTTTCTATTTCAATCATTCTTCTTTGATTTTCTACCATTGCCATAATTTCTTCTTTTGAATTAACAATATTTGCTGGTATATTCATTTTATCCCTTATATTTTCAACTGCTTCAGCAGATTTTATAATAAATCCTTTCTGTTCTTCTGGCATTAATTGAGAAGCCATATTATAAAAATCAATTATTCTTAACCCATATTCTCTACCCGAATTTTGAGTTAATTCATTGACATAATGTATTTTTGAATGTGTTACATAGTCCTCATTTTCCAGAGCATTTAATAAGCCTTTTTTTTCTAAAATATAATAAGCATTCATAAATATTGGCTCTAAAAGTTCTGTATTAATAAGTTCATAAGTCCCTGAAAATTCATTTCTAAACATCTCCTGCCTTAATTCCATTTCAGTTGCTGACCTGTTTTTTGTTTCTAGTACATCTCCCAGAGGTTGTGCCATATATGCTTTTCTTATTCTTTCTCTACAATCATTTATGTCTTGGTCTATTGGTATTAGATTAGTTCCAGTGTTTATTGGTTGTATTCCCATTTTATTGGCGTCATTCCATTCACCACCATAATTAATAGCCCCAGGTTTTAAACTAACCTTGTTTCTCAAGCTTATATCTCCATAAAAATTAGCTGGTGGGTCCACAATTTTATCTCTATGTCTTGCTCTTTTTTCTATATTTTCATTAAGATCTTTAATAAGATCTTTGTTGGCTCTGCCTATCCCAATCCCCCAAGGATTAGAACTATCAACTTGCCATCTAAATATTATGTAAGGATTGTATTCAAGTACTTCATACACTAACTCCTCTTCGAACTCCTCTGTATGCACAAAATGATGATAAATATTTACTGCTTTCTTTTCATCAAACTCTGCAATTATAGTTTCTATAACAGATATTTTTTCAGTTAATTCTTCTTCATTGTTTAAGCTTTCTGGCTTTTTAAAATTAAGATGTCCAAACATATCCATCAAATCTTCAAGATTTTTTTCTGTATATCTTTTAAATACTATATTTGGCTTCCCTTGTATATCTTCTAAGAAAAAAATATTATCAAGATTCTGATAACTATATGTAAAAGGTTTTGCAGTTGAGTTTAATTCAACTATTTTAAATATTCCTGTTCCAACTTTTAAGCAATCACTAACTGATTTTGAAACTTCTGTATAATAGTTTGTGTTACTATTAGTTCTGTAAACTGTTTCTGAATTTTCTTCTAAGATTTCATCAAGTTCTTTTTTTATCATTTCAGCTGTACTATCATTTACTTCCTCAATAGCTTTTATTACATCTAAATTGCTTTTTAGCTCTGCCCATTTTTGTGATTTTGGAAAAACAGAAATCATAATAAAATTTGATAGAAATCTTTGACTTTCTAATACAACACTATCTACTTTTCTTGAAACGCTCTTTCGTCTTGAAACATCATCTTTTATAGTGAATGATGTATCTGTCAATCCAAATGTTTCATTATAGTCGCCTTTTATGTCATCTTTGTAAGTTTTAGCTTCCTCAAAATAATATGTTAATCTTTCTTTTGATGGTTTTTTCATACACTACCTACCTGTTTTAAAAATCTTTTTAAGTTTGTCCTCATCTCTGTCTTTGTTTAATTTCAAACTTTTTGAAAAATCAACAGTTGTTTGAGGCTTATTAGTTAAATTTGCTCCTTGTTGTTTATTTTGAAAGCCATCTATATCTCTTTGCATATTTTCAGTATCTGTTTTTATTTTGTTTCTGTATTCTTCTTCGGCTTTTCTTTGTCTTTCAAGTTCTGCTTGTCTTCTAGCTTCTGCCTCAGCTTTAGCTTTAGCTTCTGCTTCTGCTCTAGCCCTTTCTTCTGCTCTTCTTTTGCTTTCAGCTTCTATGGCTAATCTTTGTCTTTCAGCTGCTTCTCTAGCTTGTCTATCAGCTTCTTCCATTTGCTGTCTGAGTAATTCCCCCTGTGGATTTTTCCCTATTAACCCGCCAGTTAAACCACCAACTATATTTTTAGCAGTTTTTCCAATACCTCCTATTCCTTTACCAATTTGTTTAATTGGATTACCACCTTTGTAGTAAGTCTTTTCTAAACTATAATATTTCTCTAAAGTATCATATTCTTTTATTTTTAAAATTTTCATTCTAAACCTCCTAACTCTATGATAGATACATTGTCGTTTATTACTTGTTTTGCATTAAGTTTTTTTATTAACAAATTATGAAATCTAATAGACATACTATTATCTAAATAACACCACAGATATAGCTTTTTATAATGTTTCAATCTATTTTTAAGTAAATGTATTAAATCAAAATATGATGTAGATATAACTTTATTACTAAGATTTATTACTCCAACACACATAAAATTGTCATATTTTGTAAAATCTATATAATATATATCATCAATTAAATACGCTTCTTCTGGGAAATTAATTATTTCATCATCACAAAAATAATACTTATAGTACTCATTATCTTTTAATTCCTCTATACTTGCATTTATGTTTTCTATTTCTTCTGTATTTAATTTTTTTATCATAAATAACTTGCCTCACTGTCTGCATTTTCTAAATAGTTTGTTTGCATTAAATCATGTAAATTTTTATTATAATCACTAGAAAACATACGCATACAAAAGTATTCAACTGCGTCGCAAGTGTTGCTTGCTGCAAGTCCTCTGCCGTGAACTGGTACTCTTAAATTTTCCCCAGTTGAGTTATCTATTTTCCATTCGTATGCTTTCATAAGTCTTACCATATCCCTAACACTTGCACAGTCTAAGAACTTAATTTTATGCTGTTCTATACTGTGTCTTGTTATTTCAATAGTCTTATTTACTTCGTATGCTCTCAAAACTCTAACATCTTTAAAATGTTGATTATATGCTTCTCTTCTACTTGTTAAATAATCAATAGCGTCTTGTCTGTTTCTAGCGTCGTGAGGTAGTATAATCTCTACATCTTTTATATTGTGTTCTTTCATAAAAGTTTTTATATACTCTATATAATGTATTGTCGCTTTATCTGTCGCAGCATAATGATGAATTATAGTGTTATCTACTGTAAATACTAATGCTGTACTATCATTTATCCCCAAGTCCTCACTAACATATAGTTTTTTGTTAGATATGTTTAAATCTTTTATCCACTCTGCTTTTAATAAACTTTCTGCATAAATAGCATTCTCATTTGCCACATCTATATCACACAAAATGTCTTGTCTGTACTTGCTTTCACTCATAAGACTTTTAGCATTTTCTAGCTTCTCATCTGTATAAACTCTTGTTCCATCTTCTTCAACTGCTCTACTATCCAAAGCATTTAATACATCAATAAACCATTTTTGTGGTTTTTCTTCTATCATCTTGTTAAATTCACTACCAAAACGAGGAGTGCTTACAAGTATGATTTTACCGTATATATTAACAACTGATGGTATTAGATACATCATAATATCTTTATTTTGTATTAGTGCCATTTCGCTAATAACTAACAAATCCAAGTTTCCACCAACTTTATTGTTGGCATCTTGTGAACCAACAAAATAGATTTTAGATCCGTTTTTAAATCTAATCGTGTTATCTGAATGATAGAGTTTATCAGACTTTAAAGGTAAATCTAAAACTTTTCTGTCTATAATTTCATCAATTATCTTTTTTTTGTTATTACTATATCCGTCCAAAATCATCATTTTACCTTGTTTCATTGTGGGAAATACATAGTAAACAACACTATTAGAAACTTCTATACATCTTTTACAAGCAAGATACAAAGCTAGCAAGTCTTTTCCCATTCTTCTGCACCAACAAAGCAAGAAATAATCATATTTATCATATAAATCTATAATGTCTTGTTGATAGCTTCTAGCTTTAAATACGAGTGCATTACTTTTATCTTTCTTTCTGTTAGCTAATTCTTTTTCAAGTAGTTCAATCAATGTATTCATCTGTATCACTCTCTAATGATTTCATAAACTCTAAAACTTTCAGTATGTCGTCATCTTTTAGTTTTTGTATTCTCTCAGTAAAATCTATCAACAAGTCATTTTTAAATTTATTTTTTTCAAGCTCTAGCTTCTCAAGTCTTTCTATTCTTTCTAGTTCAAAAATCTTTTGTTCTGTTGCTTCGTTCATCATAATTAATTTTTGAGTATCTTTCGTTATGTATTCAGAAAGATTTAAAGTGTATTTTATTTTTTCTTTTGCTATATTATTAAGATTTAATCTATCTTTCTTATTCTTTGTTATTTCTTCTCTATATTGTTCTCTAAAAGATTTTAAATAATCTAGCTGCTTAACTTGCAATTTCTCTTTACTGCTTAATCTTCCAGCAACTGATTTAGATAGCCCTAATTTGTCCCCTACATCTCTTATTGTTTCTCCCGACTCTATTAATGCTCTTGCTTTTTCCTTTTTCTTTCTTCTGTTGTCGTTTGTCGCTGTCGCATTCTTGTCGTTGTTATTGTCGTTTGTCGTATCATTAAAATCTTTTCTATATCTCTCTACTGTTCTTACACTTATGTTTAATGCTGCTGCTATCTCTTTGTTATCTTTCTTTTCTATTATTGATTTATAAACTTCTTGTCTTGTACTCACATCTTCCAAAACCTCCTGATAAAAAAATAAAAAAATGGGATACACAAAAAGTTGCTTATATTTCTATAAACTTCTTCTTATATATCCCATCTACTTTAATTAAATTTTGATTGTAAGATATTATTTTATTTAATTTTTAAAAAAATTTTTACACTTTTTTTTATTGATATTATTGGACTTTTTTAGTTCTACAAAAATATTTTAAAAAAAAGTGTTGACATATTGTTTACAATATGATATTATGTAAGTACCTCGAAGGAAGGAGGTGATAAAATGAAAATCCAATTTATAATTGTTATCGGAACTTGGCGGTTTACTTTAACAATTACTAAAAAAGATAAGTAATTTATCCCCCTCTCCCAGAGGGGTAAACTAAGAATGATATAATCCTAGCTTCAACTATTTAGATTATATCACTTCTTAAAGAAAAAATCAAATAAAATCAAGGAGTGGTTAGAATGAAAAAAGTAACAAGAAGAAACATCAAAAAAATATTAGAAAATAAAAGTATAAAAATTGAAATGGTAAACGATTTAAGTTCTTACTCATTTAATTTTAAAAAACATATAATAACAGATAATGAAAGAGAAGAGCTTTTGGAAAAATTTAAAGATGATAACAAAAGATTTGGATATGGAAAATTAACAGAAGATAAAACAGATATTTTAGAGTTTAGTTTTATTGATGAAGTTTACAAAATAATAGAGGGGTAAAAAGCCCCTCACCATATAAGGAGGAACTAATGGAAGAAAAAAGAAGAGGGTACAAAACACAGAAGCAACAAACAGAAGCAACAAAAAGATATTTAGAAAAAAATGTAGTTGCTGGTGTAAGAGCTGACAGAAGTCGTTTAAAAAGCAGATGTCTAAAATTTATAAATGAATCTGCTACACTTGACGAACTAAAAGAAATTAAAAATATAATAAATGAAAAAATTGAGGAGGTAAAAAATATGGAAGGATTCGAAAAATTAGGAACAGGGTGGTTTGCTTTAAAAGATGATGGTGTAGATGTTTATCTAGTAGCTTTAAAAAAAGATGTAGTAATTGAGCCAAACACAATGTGGGGAACTTATATGGCTTATTTAAAAGAAAATGCTAATTGCTTAACTGAACAAGAATTAAAAAAGTATTTTCTTGATAAAACAGGAAAAGAATATAGTGTAGATGAACTTAGAAAAGCAAGTACATATAAAAAATATTTAGATGAATTAGTAATATTAAATTTCGCTTATGCTAACGATGAATTTATAAGAACAACAAGTGAAATTTTAAAAAGTTTTTAAAAAACAAAAAGATGAGTTTTTAAGGCTCATCTTTTTTTATATCTTCAAGAATTTTTTTTATTTCCTCATTTTCATATCTGCTATTTTTGGAAAATATAACTATTCTGCCATCTTTAACCTTGATTCTATATTCTCCATCTCCCAGCTTGTGTATAAGTTTTGGGATATCTCTAATCTTTGCTAAACTCATTGCTGCAGCTCCTCAACTTCAATTACAAAATAATCTCTATCACAGCCTAATTTTTTAATTGAACTTAGTTCATAGATTAATTTATCGTCTTCATAAAGAAACCCGTTAAAACTGTCTAATATAGCTTTAAAATAGTTATCTAAATCTCTTTCTCTTTTGCTCTTGAAACATAGCTCTATTTTTACACTAACTTTATTTTTAAAAGTTTTATATTTTTGTAATTTTATAAACTGTTGTACATTGTCCCTGAACTCTCTGCCTTTCTTGCTAAGATAAGTTACATTGTTACCCCTTCGCCAGTGTGTGTTCATACTATCTGGCTTATATGGTATCTCAAATCTTTGCTTCATCTTATCACTTCCAGATTAGCATAGCTATTGAAAGAGCTTCTAAAACTATAACAAAACTTAGAAAAATATTAAAATCACTTATAATTTTATTTTTTTCTATTTCTTGATAGTAACTTTCATTCCAACTTAAAGCGTGATTTCTATAATATTCTTTTTCTTTCTCTGCTTCCTCTCTTTTTTCTCCTGCTTCTTTAGCTTGAGTTATATAAAATATTCTTTCTGCTTCTAGTTTTTGGGATTTGTCTTTTAAATTTACTTTTTCTCTACTTGCAACTGCTAAATTTTTATTTAAAATTTCAATTTCTTCTTTTAAACTGTCAATTTCTTTTATATAAGCCTTGTTGTTTTGTGGCTTATGTTTCAAATCTTTTATCAGATTTAATAAATAGTTCTGACATTCTTCTTTACTGTTCAATTTAGAAGAGTTAAATTTTACTCCTGCCTCTTTATTAGCTTTGGTTATAAAAGCTCTTAAATAATCTCTTGTTTCTATTTTTTTAATTACCATTTGTTCCTCCTTGATTTTCTATTATTTAAAAAAACTTAATATAATTACTAAAATTGACATTACTAATAATGTGTAAAAATGTAAACTATAATAAAATTTATTATTTATTTTGCTTCTTATAGTTTTTTAATTTTCTCATCATATACTCCTATATCTTTAATTTTCTTTTGCTTTGCCAATTAAATTCTACATATTTGCACATTTCTAAAAGCCTATCATAGACTTTATTAACTCCATTAATTTTTAGATGTTCTTTAAGTTCTCCAACTTTTAAATTAGTTGTTATTATAATCGGCTTTCCAGCTCTGTATCTTTCATCAAATAATCTAAAAATTTTTTCTTCTGCCCACATCTTGCCATTTTCCCTGTTGATGTACTCACTCCCTAAGTCATCAATGAATAGCAAGTCCACATCTTTAACAGCAGATATGAAACTTTCTTCCTCATCTATATTTTTTCTAATTCTGTTAAAATATGCTCCTAGTGAAAAACTCAATACTGAAAAACCTTTTTCATCTAGCATATTACAAACACAATTCGCTAGGAATGTTTTACCAGTACCAACTCCACCAGTAAAGATATATCCGTGCTTTTCTATACTAAAATTTTCAGTATATTTATAAAGTTCTTGATAGATTTTTCTTTCTTCTGTGTTAGATTTATCTATTTCAGCATTAGAAAAAATGTTACTTCCAGAATTTCTGTCTGTTATAGATAAATCCTTAAATCTTTTCAATCTAGCTTGTTTTCTGTAGCTTCTCACACAAGCACAATCACGACTAAATGTATAACCCTGTGGAGTTTTATACTCTGTAACTTCTCCACAAACCTCACATCTTTTTAAAACTACATCACCATTTTCTAATACTTCTACTGGCTTTTTTTCTAAGAAGTCAAAATCATTGTTTTTTATTTTTTCTGCTAGTTCTTTGATACTTGTTCCACACATATTAATCCCCCCATTTTATGTCTTGTGCTGCTGCATTGTTTTGAATTTTATTAAATTTAGATTGTTTATATTTTGCTATCCATTCAGGCTCTAATCCTTGCCATTCTTTTTCCATAGCAATATTTATAGCTTCATCTAAACTAAACCAATTGGAAAAATCTTTTAATATTTTCTGTATAGGAACTATTGTTTTTATTGGCTTTTTAATTAATTTTCTATACTCTACATACCTAAACAGAAGCTGTTTATAGTCATCATTTAATTTTAAATCATTGATGTAAGTTTCAACTTCGTTTTTTGATTTTTCTTTTTTATTTTTTTCTTTTAATATTCTACTTGTATTATTAATACTTGTATTATTATCCTCACGATTTTTCGTGATAGGGGTATCATTATTTTTCGTGATAGGGTCTACTTTTTTTTCGTGATAGGTATCATTATTTTTCGTGATAGGGTTAGCTATATATATTCTTCTTTCTTTTATATTTTTAGTTCCAGGTTCATATATTAATTTTGTTTTTATATATCCTGCTTTCTCTAAATCACTTACCCATAAACTAACTGTATTTTTACTAACTTCGTATAACTCTGCAAAATAAGAATTTGTTGCATTACAATAACCATTTTTATTAGATAATGCAGTTAATTCTGAATACATTATCTTTTCCATAGGTTTTAAATTTTTATCATATCTTATATTTGCTGGTAATATTCCATAATATCCTGGATTTTCCATAAAATAACCTCCTATATATTTGGAGAGCTTCGGCAGTTCTCCTGTTTATTAATTCAATTAGTAGAGCTTATATAGAGCCTGCCAAAGCTACATACAAGCCCCACTAATTCAATCAATAAATTTAGTTGGAATTAGTAGGAAAAATATTAATGTAAAATAATGCATTAATTATTTTAGAATATGTAAAATTTTTCTTTGTTTTCCATTGATACATATAAAAAAGTTGTTAGAATTTTTTTAGAATTTTATTTTACATTGAAATATTTTAAAATATTTATATCTTAAAAATATCTTTTAATACGAATAAAAAAATAAGAAGTAAAATATTTTATGCGTATTCTTATTAACTTCTCCTGAAAAAATCTTAATAATTTCATTGATATATATAGAAAAAATTAATATTTATCTTGAAAAGGCTTAAATAAATCTTGAAAAATTACGAATTGATACGACAAGTTTTTCTTTTAGCTTCAACGTATTTTTTATGAAAATACGAATCAATAAGAAACTGCAAGAAAAGTTTTACATCATACACCTTTACCAGCTAGCTAGAATTATCCACAGATTAGGTCTTGCCCTCTCTGTGTTAGGTAAAGATGTAAGATGTTGAGAGTTTTAAACTCAGAAAACCCCAAAACATATAGTTATAGTATTTACGGATCTATAACGACACGGCTAAGGCAAAAATTATAAAAAGCTTCTTAGCATTTTTGTGCAGAACTTTAACGAACATCTGCACAGGCACGGTTTGTAAGTGATAAAACATAAGATTCTAAGCTAAAGCCTACCCACATTCGTGGACTTAGTTTTATCCAGTAGCTACACCTTACACAGATAGCCACAAGAAAAACCTCTTTCAAATTTTTTGGAGGAGAGAGAAAAACTTATGGCTATATGTCTAAGGACTAGCCTTAGATTTGTATTATTTTCTCCTATGATTTATAATATATTTGCCAGATATTTTACAAATTAAGGAGTGATTTTATGGAATATTTTTTAACTTTAATTTCTCAATCTTTCATTACTTTAATAGCTTTCTTTTTAGGTAAATGGCAAGATAGGTATAAATATAAGATTGAAGCATACAAAGAAAGATACTTGCATCTATACTGCCCATTTATAACGATTTACATTTCTTATGTAAGAATAAACGAAAAACCTAAACCTGATAACTTAGAATTTAGAAATAAAATTCTTGAATTAATTAAAAATAATATTCTTTATCTTGATACAAATTCATTAGCATATTTTCAATTTTTCTTTACTATGATTAAGTTTAAAAAATATGATAGTAACAAAATCTTTTTAAATCTAATCAAGAGTATGCTACAAGAATGTAAGCACATAGAAAAGAATTTAAAATACCCAATGAAAGCAGAACTATTGCTAAGCCGTCAAAATCTCTTAGACGAATAGATTTATAGAAAACATATATTGTTGCTACTATTGAAAATAACAAATAAAATAAAACTTCTGTTTTCATTATTCTCCTTTCTTTTTTATGATTATTTCGTATCCTAACTTCTCTAAAAATTCACATATTCTATTAAATTGATTGTTAGGTTTATTAGTTTCCAGCCTCTTCATAAAGATATGGAAACCTTGTTTACTAGGAAATTCTAATTTATCAGATAATTCAGAACGATTTTTAAAATTAATTTTCCTTTCATAATCTAATAAATTAAAGATTTTTTTACAATCCATAATCTACCACCTTTTTAATACATTTGTGTTAATATAAAATTAAAAAAATATTTTCAAAAAATTTATACTTTTCTATATCTTAATACATTAGTGTTAAAAAGTCAATAAAAATTTTAAACAAAAAAGAGAGAATAAATCTCTCTTAAATTTTAAGTTATTTTATTATTTTATCTCTAAAAAAGTTATATATTATTTGCTCTAGTATAAATTCTACCATTAAAATTGGAATTGAAACTGATAAAAAATATGTAATTTCATCAGGATAAAATAAATCAAAAATATCAAAAAAGTCAAAAACAAATTTATATAAATAAGAGAAGAGCAAAACTGGCAAAGTTAACTTTAACAAAGAACTTAAATTAATGTTTTTATTACTTAGTTTTTCTTGAATTATAACAATTATGAATATAGCTAAGGAAATAAAAACGAATAAATTTTTATACATTCGTTCATAGTTTCTATTTAATAAATTAAGAGTAGTTATATTATATAAGCAAAAAAATATAAAATAAGTAATGCAAGATGTGTCTAATACAATAAATTTATTTTTCATCAATACCCCCTCAATATTTTAAATTATTAATTTCATCTCTTACACCATCAATAGATTTTTTTAAAACTTCCGATTTATCTTCAACTGTTCTTTCAAAATATCCAATGCTTTCTTCTAAATTTTCTTTTAAATTAAGAAAAGCTGTTAATATACCTAAAAAAGTACAAAAAATAATAATTCTTTTTTTCATTAATATCCCACCTTACAAGGCGTATACCCTCTTTTTATTGCTTCTGATTTTTCAATAGCTATAATCTTTTTAGCTTTTTTTAATCCTTTGCAATTTTTAGTTGGATGATACCTTTTGCCTGTTGGTGTAATATAAACTATCTCTGCTAAAACTCCCATTGACAAAATTAAAAATAAAATAGCAATAAATTTCTTCATAAAAATCCCCTCCATTTATTTATAAATATTTATTTGAAATAACTTGTATAACTCTTCCCTCGATCTTCAAATATACTTGCATATCCTTAGTTATTAAAATATCTTCATATTCTGGGTTATTGCTTTTTAACATAACAATTTTACTTTTATTGTCTACAACCATTCTTTTTATAAAACTTTCGTCATTATAAGTTACAACATAAATTTTATTTTTTACATAATCTATATTATCTGGGTCAACCAGAGCATAATCTCCATCTTCTAAGGTCGGCTCCATACTATTTCCACTTATTTCAACCAAAAAACTCCTGTCAGAAAAATCACCTTTTTTGATTGGGAAATAATAAATCTCTTGGTCTAAATTTATATATCCATTCCCAGCAGAAGCCTTGCCATAGACAGGTAGGATAACAGTATTTACTTTCTGTTCTTCCATATTAAAGGTACTGCCTTTTAAACTTTCTGGCATAATTTCATCAAGATATGCTTTTTCAAATTGCTTTTTATATAATGGATATGCTTTTATAAATTTTTCTAAATTATCTTTGTTAATAGGTCTTGTTCCCTTTTCAATTTTATCAATATAAGTAAAAACAATTTCAGTTTTTTCTGCTAATCTTTGTAAACTATCACCATTTTTTAATCTAATTTCTTTTAAAATTTTTCCAAAAGTCATAGCAAACTCCTTTCATTTTCAACATTTTATAATATTTTTGAAAAAAAGTAAAATTTTTGTTGACTTTTTAACACATTTGTATTATACTATCATCAAGAAGAAAAAGAAAATTTTTTGCAGATTGTTTAACACATTTGTATTAAATTAAAAAGGAGAGATAAAATGAAAAACTTCACACTAGAATTTAGTAATCACGAATGGGTAATGTACACAGAAACAGATAACTTATATGGAAGCCAAATAGATAACTATTTCAAGCTTCCAGACCTAGCGTATTTAGAAGATGAATATACTTCTATAAATGCTTACTGGGATAATGGAGAACAAGCTGGATATATAGATGTAGAAATAACAGCAGTTCACAGTGATAATACTTATCCTTTTAAAACTAAATACTATGATTTCTCTAAGTTCTTGAAAGATTTAAAAGATTTAGAAAATGAAATAGAAATTGACAAACTTAATGTCAATGACTGGGAATACGAAAAGCAAGACCCATATGGAAGCAGAGGACTAAGCGTAAGAGATTTTATATAGGAGGAGAAGAAAATGAAAGATTTATATTTTATATCAGAAGAAGTAAAAATAATATTTGGATTAGTAGAATTAACAGGAAAAGCACAAATGGACTTTTTAGGAATAGATGTAACTTACTACACAAATAAAAACAAGGCTAAAAATTGGTACGAAGAAACTAAGGTTAAGGTTGAAAATAGCAAACATCCTATGAAAGATGTAGCTATTGAAAATCTAAATAAATTATACAAGGGTATGAAATAGGAGGAGAGATGGCATACATAGAAAAAGAAATAGGGGAAAAGTTAATTGAAAGAATGTACAAATCAGTAACAAAATCAAATAAAAACTTAGATAAATTAATAGAGGAAAATGATATTGCAGGTTATAACACTAAGTTTTTAAGAGGTTTAAAAGAAGGTCAAACTAATTTATTAAAAGATTTTATTGTAGAAATAAGAGAATTGGAGGAGTAGAAAAATGCACTGTAAACAATTAAAAAAATACTGGAATAAAATACCTTTCCCAGCTGGAATAACACTGGTAGAGGCAGTAAAAATAATAGAAAAATA